TACTCAAATAGTGATGCATCAGTAGTATTAGCTAATGCAGTAGCACCAGCAAAATTTGGCCTCCGCAGCAGGAATAACACATTATCATGTTCTTGCTTCAAATAACCATTTTGCGGCCGTGTAGCAGATTTATAGGCAACTTGCTGCGTACTAACCTCTCTTGCAGTATCAGACACTTCCTCCATTTGGAAAGCTCCTGTTACCAAACCTCCAACCTTTTTCTTAACGGCAATATGTGGATTGAGAGCTTGTAACCATATTGAAAAATTAAGAGTCTGTGACGCACTCGCAGTGGCTTGTAACCTATTCCATACCACTACTTTCAACACCCCATAATTAGTTTGACCCGTTCGCAACATTCGAGACATTGCAGAAAATGGTATATCAATCGAAACCGACGTCTCAGACGCCACATTCAAAATAGCGTGTGGTAATTGAGTTAGTGAATTAAGACCAATATAATTCGTATCTGCCAGTCCTAATTCCAAAGGAACCCACACTAACATAAGCGCCCCTTGATGGAAAAGCGTCGGATTAATACGCAAAGTTGCCTTCATATCCATTCGGAAAAATTCATGGTAATCACTCAGGCCAAAAGTAGCAACGTCTGGTTGGAAAAGAGCCGAAGGTAAAGCCAAAACAGATATAGAATCAAAAATACTCGCTGAGGTTGCAAACGATTGCGCGGCAGATATTAAATACTCACGAGTTAGAACATTCTGAGAATCAGCAGTAACAACATTTGCCGATATAGCTGCATTCGCTAAATTCGAAGCAGATAAACCTTGCTGCGGTAACTTATGCACAGTTTCCTTAACATTCGTCTTAACAACCTCTTCATTCATTTGAAATGATCCATTCAAATAAAATTGTATGCCAGCTGGAACTTGTCTTGGCACCTTAAACTCAAAGTCATCAAGTGCCGAGATATAAACATTTACATCAATGTTAGTGGCGACTGACCCATTAACAGCAAGCGCATTCTGTACAAATATGTTAAAAATACCCAGAGTTTGAGTAATAGTAGGTATCACATTACTATGATTACGCACATCCAAATAGTCAGCACTTGAAACATAAGGTATATCCAATGAAGTCCTATTATTAAACCCCAAATCCAGGGTAGCAGATGTACAATTTCTCGCTTGACTAAAAGTCATAGCACTCAAATTAGGGTTAAAGGCCACGTATAATTGGCCTTGATGAAATCTTGTTGACATACATTCAACTGTAAAACGTAATCCACCACGCCAATAATTGTACAAATAACCAAAATAAGACAAAGGAGTATTGTCTACTACTACACCTGTTGTTGTGTATGTTTGCATAGGATCAACACTATACTGTTCTAATAAAGAACCTCCCACCAAAGTGGTATTCCAAGTCAAAACAGCAATACGCGTAGGTATTTTAGCTCTCTCCGGAATACTCAATAAACGCATACTTTCTGCAAACGTACTAGACATTAAGTCTGATTGCTCCAAAACTTCATCATCATCACGCAGTGCAAGACTTGCAACTTCCTTTGGTAAATTACAAGTTGAATAATCACCTGCTACAGAAGACACGACATGTGGTGTATCTTTAATACCTGGTGAAGGAAATAACGACTTCGCTACATTTCCTATTATAGGCAACATTGCACCGATCTTACTAACTAATTGCTCCTCCATCTGAAAACAACCATTAATAATTAATTCATTATCACACTCGTTAACCATAAATATTTCATCAATAGTTACCTTATTATTGTCTATATCAACCAAAAATAACTCACCGTCATTAATCATATCAATAATCTTTTGATTTCTGTCATCAATAAACAGAGGACTTTGGTAAAGCGCAGTTAGATATTCATTAGTTGTAGCCATATTGAAAGTTTTTCCGACGTCCGTCTTTTAACGTCCCGGAATAGACGACTTTACCCAAGCAGGGGCAGGTTCCTTAGGTATGAGCCTACAAATATAACCGATCCTCCAGCGATCAAACCGCTACGTTTACAACATAACGCAGAAAAGTAGTACTGAATTTAAAGTGACAGCACCACCACCTATCAATTAATACTCGAAATTGATATCTGTGAGCAATTGCATATACACCAACGCTAGGGGATTTCACACCCTTATCCCAAGTGGTGACGCCCGAAGGTCAAGCCACAAGAGTCTCCCTCACGGGAGCTAACAATGTACATACAACATCTCACAAATAATCCTTCCAAACATTAACCAATCACAACCAAACTGAACGCAGAAAGGAAAAAGTCCAAACCCACAAACAGTTTCAATGAAACAGCTCATGACGAAGATCATACGTACTATGAGAAA